GAGGATTGGGATTGGATAACATGAGCAGTGGTAATGGTTATACAAATAAGGAACTTCTAAACATAATTATTGAGACCCAAGAAAAAACAAACGAAAGAATAGATTTACTTCACGAAAAAGTAAACAGTAAAATTTCAAGACAAGAATTAAGCGGTTGGCTTGTAGCAGGTTCTGCATTGGTGGTGTTAGTCAACGCCCTAATGTAGGAGGTAATATGTGCTGCGGTCAAGGCTGTTGCAATGGTGGTTAGTAGCATCACTGGTTTTTATGCCATTAAAGGCATTAGCTGACCATGTTCCTACGCAACCTGCATACAATCAATCAATAGCTTTAGATACATCAACAGGTGATTTAACTATTGGTATATATACATCTGATGGATTTGAAGATAGTCCACCTGAAAAATACACTATATGGTTTACTATAAGTGATGAAACTATAGATACATCTACTGCTTATTGTATATCTACATCTTTTGGACACACAGATAATCTTGTGTGGAATTACCATGTATTTTCTTTAGAGGACCTACAAACATACTTTGAAAATCCCTATGGAACATTTAGAACAAAGATAAGGTCTGATAATGACACAGACCAAAGTTATAGCACATTAACATTAGAGCAATCAATAGTAATACCTAATGAATTACCTTTTATAAATTTAGGTGAGTGGACTGCTCCTACAAATACTTGTAACGATACAAGCACAACCACTACAACAACTACAAGTTCTACCACTACTACAAGTGTGCCTGAAGAAACTACAACAACTACAAGTAGTACAACTACCACGACTACTACCACAACTTTACCACCAAAGCCTGAGCCACCACCTGCACCTGCACCTGAACCTGAGCCTGAACCTGAGCCAATAAAAATTGTTATGGATGATGGAACTGTAGCTGAATATACAGAAACTGAAGTAGAGGATGGAACAGTTCAGAGAGACAATGAAAGACAAAAGAACTTTGAATTGTATGGTGTAGAATTGACTGACGAGCAAGTTGCAAGAGGTGATTTAGAATTATATGATATTGAAATCATTGAAGAAGAGGACATGGGAGAACTCGGAGAAGAGCTTTCTGATGATGTTGATATACCTGATGTTGTGGAAGATGAGTTTATTGAAGAAGAAATTATTGAGCTTACTGAAGAAGAAGTCAAAGAACTTGAACGAGAGATGGAAAGAGATGTTAAGAAACTTGAATATGAAGAAGAAATTGAAATATTTGTTTTTGAAGATGAAGAGGAACTTGAAGAGTTTATTGACACAATTATAGAAGTAGAAGAGTATTTAGAAGAGTTTGAAGAAGTAGAGATTATAATTATAGAGGATATAAAAGACATAGAAATAGATGACATTGAGCTTGTAGAGGAGGTTGTAGAGGATGAAAACAACATTGAAGTTCTACCATTGGAAGATATTACCGAAGAAGTTGAAGAGATACTTACTGAAGAAATGGTTGATGAAAAAGTTGCAGAGCTAGAAGAAGTCATAGAGATAGAGGAAGATTTAACAGATGAAGAAGTCGCAGAGGCAATCGAAGTATTTGTGCAAGAACTCGACACCGAAGAAGTTGTAGAGGTTCTTGAAGAAGTCAATGACATAGGTGTACAGAATTTAGACCAGGCTACAGAAGAAGTCCAGGAAGTTGTACAAGCTGTAGTTGAAGAGGCTATAGAAGATGTAGCAGAACTTACCGAAGAACAAGTAGAAGTTGTTGCAGAAGTTTTACAAGTGCAAACTGAAGATGTAGAAATTATAGCTGAGGCAGTCAAAGAAGATGAGGTAGTTGCTGAGGCAGTAGAAGAGTATGTTGAAAGAGCTGTAGAAAATGCAGACGTAGAAAACTATACACTAGCTGATGTAGTTACAGAGGTACAGTTTGAAACATTCCTAGAAAATCCAATAGAAACTTTTGTAGATATAGATTTAACAGAAATAAACATAACAAACATAGGAGATGATATGACACAGGACCAAAAAGAAAAAGCACAAGAAGTAGTAGTGCCAGTTATTTTGACTAGAATAGCTACTATGGCAGCTTTTGTATTTAGGAAAACAATATGATAAATAAAATATGGTCATGGTTTGTGGAGGCTATAAAAGAGACACTTAACCTTAGTTGGACTTTGGTTGGTTTAATTATTGCCACTTTGACTTTGACTGGAAGTGCAAGACAGATTACTGGACTAGCCACTCTAATTACACTAGCTATTTGGTTACTTACTATAAGTTTTAGAAAATGAGTTATATGAAAAGACTGTATGAACAGAAATGTACAGCTAAACTTATTAATGGTACATGGGTTACAATTTGTAATTGTCAATTCGGTGTACATTCTCATAGTGAGATAGAGAAACGAGTAATAGAAAAGGTGAGAGATGAAATTACAAGTAATACGAACCCAACTGGGTAAGGACGCAACAAACGGATTACTATTTATTGATGGGTTGTTTGAGTGTTATACACTAGAGGACCAGTATCAAGCTAAAAAAGTTATGCATGAAACTTGCATACCTGAAGGAACATACAACATAAAACTTAGGACAGTTGGAGGTTTCCATGAACGCTACAAAAAGAAATATCCTACATTCCACCGTGGTATGTTGTGGATTCAAGATGTTCCAGGATTTGAGTTTATCTTAATTCATCAAGGCAACACAGATGAACACACATCAGGTTGTCTCATAGTTGGTGATAGTCAACAAGACTTAGATGTAAACTTTAATGGGATGGTCGGCAGTTCAGCAAATGCGTATAAAAAATTATATCCAAAAATATCTGCACAGTTATTAGCAGGTAATGAGGTGACTATTGAGTACAGTAAAATACAATTAGAGGCACAAGAACCTACAGATATGTATGAGAAACTACAAGAGATAAGCGGTGAAATACAGGTTTTGACTGCTAAACTTGATGGAAAGAACATAATATGAGTGATTTATTTGAAAAAAATAAAAGAAAAAGAAACCAAGACGGCACATTTAAAAAAGATGTGGGGTGGACTCCTTGGAACGAGGCATGGAGTTACAAAATGAGTGATGACTTAAAAGACATGCTAGAACGTACCCTTTGGACATTTATCGAGGCATTTATCGGTGCATTGGTAGTTGCTCCATTGGCAGGAATTGACGCAAATTCCGTACAACTTGCAGCAATCGCAGGTGGTGGTGCAGCTTTAGCAGTAGTAAAGACATACGCTAAAAAACAAATCAGTAAGTAGTTTTTATCTTATAAATCTTGTATAATACTATTGACAGGATTGGAGATGTATTACACGTAAAGAACCTATACCTGAAGAGTGGGGTAATAATTTTTATAAATCAGGTTGGAAACCTGGTCTTGAAGTTAACGAACAGAGTGGATTAGGTGAAATAACACACGTAGGAACTGACCCTAATTACAGGGAAAAGTTTGATGACATACTCTTACAATGGGGATTTGACCCTAAATTATATGAAATAGAAGGCTCAGTACGTGCCTCAGCGTGGAATACTCAACTAAAAGGTGGTGAAACCACAACATTTTATGCATTTAAAGGCATTGTAAAGAAGAGAAATCCTGGACATGACAAGTATTTCAAGGCTTTATTCAAACAAGCATCAAAGAAACCACCTTTAAAACTTAAAACATATGGAGGCGATACAGCCTTTTTGTTTTTTATGGCTGATTGGCAGTTAGGTAAAAAAGATTTTGGTGTAGCAAATACAATAAAAAGGTATGATATTGCACTACAGGACGCAGTAAACAGAATAAAAGATTTACGTAAATTAGGTGTACAGATAGATGAAATATATATTGTGGGGTTAGGTGACCTCACAGAAAACTGTACAAGTGCTTTCTACGATTCACAACCATACAATGTAGAACTCTCACTTATAGAACAATATGCTCTTGCACGTTCTATGATTATGAAAACAGTAGATACTTTCTTACCTTTAGCAGATAAGATAACTCTTTGTGGTGTGCCAGGAAATCATGGCGAGATGTCAAGGTCAGGCAAAGGTCAAGTGTTTACAGATAGATTAGACAACAGTGACACAATGCACTTGCAAATTTGTGAAGAGATAATGAAAGCAAATGTAGATAGATATAAAAAAGTTAAAGTTGTAGTTCCTGATTCTTACCATCAAGTTATAAAAATTAAATCAAAGACTTGTGCTTGGACCCATGGGCATATGAGTGGTGGCAGTGGGAATCCTGAAACAAAGATAGAAAATTGGTGGAAAGGTCAGATGTATGGACACCTACCTAGTGGTGAGGCAGAGATACTTGTTACAGGTCACTATCATCATTTTCGTAGTAAACAACAAGGTAATCGTACGTGGTTTCAAACTCCTAGTTTAGATAAAAGCATAGATTTTACATCTCGTACAGGTTTGTGGTCACATCCAGGTGTGTTGACTTTCACAGTTAACAAAAAAGGTTGGGATAATTTAGCAATACTTTAGATGAATCCTCTGTTGCAGTTGTAACAAAGACCAGTCTTACCATCTAAAACATCAGTTTGTTTACAAACACGACACTTTATTGAATCTAACTCATCATCTAAATCATCTAAAAGTGGATTATCAAACCATGACATATTCATCACATGTTTCCTCGTAGCAACATTTGTTTCTGTTGTTTAAAGTAACGCAACAACACTTGTAAGTCATACCAGTATTACAATAAATTATTACATCACCAGGTAAAATACTCACTCTTCTTCCTTTTTTTTATCTTGTTGTTCTCTTACTTCGTTCATCATTTGCATATGAAAATTATAATCTATTGCGAACTGCTCTAATAATTTATCTACTTTTGCTACGCTGTGCTTGTTAAGTTTTATGCTTGTCTGTGTTACTTCTTGTCCACCACATGCATTAGCTAAATCAATAGCCCATTTTTTAAGTTCTTTTGGTTCACTAAAAATATTAGGTTTAGCCATTAAAACACTCCTTTTATCATGTTTTCTTTTTGTTCTTTAGTTCTAATGATAGCGTTACATGTCCTAATATCGTACACGTAAGGGTTATCATCTCTTGTTTGTTTATATTGTCTAATACAAAAGTCGTTTCCCTCAACGTCAGTAGCATACTCACCAGGTCTGTCATTTTTTGTTACACATTTATGCACTCGGTCAGGTCTATTCGGTTGAGAGAAATCGTACTCAGGGTATCTTTTTTGTAGTTTTTTTAGTAACTTTTCTACATTGTAAGATATACGTTCTAGTTCATCTGCCATTAGACTTTGTCACTATATTTGTCAATAATTTGAGATGCAGTCTCACCATTTATGTTACCATCACCGTACATCTCTTTGAGTTCAGGTAAAAAGTCTGCCTCTTGGTCTGTTGCTTTTGTAACAATATCATTAACCCATTTCATTTGTTTTTCACTAGCAGGATTTTCTTTCCAATTCACGTCATCACCTCCCTCCACATCAAAAACTTTATCTACATTATCTATGCTACCTGTTGTCTCTTTGTAAAGTTGCTCAAACAAATCTAAGAATCTTGTCATCATATCGTTTGACCATTTCTCTACATCCTCCATAAATCCATCTTGCTCTACAACTTGGGCGTATGCAGTTGCTTGTAGCTCTTTTAGTTGCTTGTCATCACTACAAACAGATTTCATTACATGTAACATTTGGTTTGCATTTTTCTTACTCTTACCTGTTGGTGTTTTAGGCTCTGCAACCATCTCATCAACGACTTTTTCCATTTGTTCTTTTTGTTCTTTTGTAGGTCGTACAACTTTGCCTTTTGTAACTTCTACCTTGTCGTCTTTGTATGCCTGTGTTTTTGTCATCTCTTGTAAACTTGGTCTAGCTTTATCGCTACCTTGATACATCCAATTAGCTAAAGCTCTACCAATAGCAGATGTCTCACAGTTTTCTACATGAGATGTAGAGTTGACGTAGGTGTTACCCTGTCCTTTAGTTTCCTCCGCTATCCCAGTTGACACAGGATTTATGTCCTCTTTATCTATGTAAACAAACGCTTTGAATATTACAGTCTTTGCGTCATCACTTACAAATACTTCCTCTGTCCATATACGACCGTTGGGATAATCTGCCCAAAACTTTTTAAGTCTTTCCTCAACTGTCTCGTATTGGCTAATATCAAACTTTGGCATTACAGTTCTTTTCCTTTCTCAATTAATCTTTTATTACGATTGTAAACTCGCATAAATTTTCTTTTAGTTTGCACTTGTCCAATGATTCGTCCTGTAACGTAAGCTACAATAACTAACATTGCCAAATATATTTCAATCATTACTTGCCTCCAATATCTTGTAGATACGTTGTCTTGATACATCAAACTTTTTTGCAATATCAATGACACTATATCCGTCTTTTATCATATTTTTTATTACAACAATTCTTCTACGTCTGTTCGCATGTAGATGACGTGTAAGGTAATCTTCCTCATTATTTATGTGGTTTGCCATGCGTTCATAGTAAAGTTCACTGTTACTCAACTAAATCACTCAAACTCTTTCTTTCGTCTGCGGTAGCAATCAACTCATACTCACAACTACCATTTGGTAAGTCGTGTGATAAGATGTCGTGTCCGTCTTTTCTTAATTGGTGTATTGTTCCGCTAATTCTTGGTATGTTGAAGTCATACACAAAAGTCATAGATTTAATCTTTCTATTTGATTCTCTTGCTGTCTCTAACAACCACAATACTTTTTTCTTTTTGTTTCTAAAACCTGGAACAGGTCTGTCTAAATAAAACTCAAACATTTGCATTTGTCCTCCCTACGTTATAGTTACATAAATCACAATAACAATCGCCATCTCTTGCTAGGTCTTGATACTCGTAATGTATTTCATCCCAACAAGTCCAACAATATTTATCGTTTATATCTAAATTCCATAACTTACTTGCAACTTCTGATACTTCACACTCTGCAAGTGTTTTTTCATTAACCTTTAAACACGATACACATAATTCTTTTGTCATTATTCCTCTCTTATACTTATTTGATTAAGATTATTACAATCTAAACAAATAGTATTATTTTCTATTGTTATTTTTATATTTGTAGTTCCACACCAAACACACTCATACATTATTCCTCCTCTAATTTATTTATTTCTTTTAAAATTTTTTCATTAAGCTCGTAATCTGATTCAGGAATATAAGACCATAAAATTTCTATTTGTTTTTCTAACTCTTGTATTCTGCTCATTATTCCTCCAACATTTTTAATGTGCGTTCTACTGCACTTAATAAATCACTATCATTATCAAACTCACCATTTTCACTTGCAAGTTGTTCTTGTAAGTACAAATAAACTTGCGTAAGTATTTGTATATTTAATTTACTCATGGGCTAAAACGGTTTGCCCATGAGTAGGTTGTTTTCGTTAATGTATCTAGATATGTGTTTTGCAATGCGTTTTGCACCTTTGTCATTAGGTTCAATCTCATTGTAATAACATTGACTTGACATAAACTCTCGTAAATCAAGCACATCATATGTTCCCCAATTACGTTTATCATGTTCTCGTGCAATGCGTGATAACCTATCGTTCCACATTGAGACGATTGCTTTCGCTGTGTAGTCAAAGCCATAGAACCTTTGTGGGTTATATGCGAGGTTGCCCTCGTACACAGATAACAGTAGGAAATCTCTGTTTTTCTGTTTCCATTGCTGTAACATGGTCTCGTATGCAATCGTCAATTTGTCAAGCTCACTGATTAACAAACCATGTAATAAGTTTGTGTCATCAATATCTTGAATCATTGGCATAAGAGATAACAAATCATTACCACCTGCACTTACAACAACTAGCTCTGTTGCCTCGTTGATTTGGTTGGCTTTGTCAATGCAATCGTAGATTGTATCACCGTCTCTACTTTGGTCATTGATTCTTGCCATGTATGTGCTGTTTGCATAGATTTCTGCGAAATACTCCACAGTGCCTTTGCCTGTCTTGGTATATGCTTTGCAATCAATTACGCTATCACCAATAAATGTTATGTCGGCTTTCTCGTTGACGTTCTTTTTGTTCAGCTTGGTCTGTATATAGTTTGTGTTATCTATAAAACCTGGATTGGTCCATGCTGTGTTTGAACTGTCATCTTCATACCAATCGTTATTATCCATTGGGTAGTCATGAATCTTCTTGCTCATACTGTCCTTTCTATTTGACATCCTATATTAACATACTTTCTAATTTAACTAGGTAAATAAAAAAGAACCAGGTCGGTAGTAGTTTGGTATGCGTACGTATCACTACATGAAAGAAAGTTACTAACCTGGCTCTTTCTTATTTGTTACTGGCTTTCAGTTACAACAGAACAGGGCTGAAACGTTGCTCTTACTAACCAGTAACAATTCCATTATATACATAAATAGATTTTAACAACAAATGTTTACATATATTTTTATTTGTACTATCCTTAAATTAGAAAGGCAGGTAAATGTTTAAAAGAAAAAGAAAGAAAGACAGGTTATAATGTCTAAAAAAGGTTACCATTATCAAAAGTTTTTAGATAGATTCTTTTTAGGATTAAAAATAAAAACTTACATAATGTGGAAATTGAAAGGCATAATATAATGTGTAATATCTGTGGTTCACGGATTCGTGAGATTGATGATAGGCACAATGCCCAACCAGTTACATACGGTCACGCTTGTGATTGGTGTAACCAACACGTAGTTATCCCAACTCGTGTGCTTGAATTAGCGAACGCTAAACAATAATAATCAGGAAGGTTGATGCAGGTTTCTCCGTTACTTGCATCTCCTTCTTTTCTCCAGGATTATCTCCAACATCTTAGTTAACTAACTATCCCCCGTATCTAAACAAAAGGGGTACACTATATCTAGTATGTACTACATAACATATACACAACATATAGTATGTGCAACAAAACGTAACATGTCTACATGCACAAACGCACAATGTTTGTCGCACTTACACATAGGGGGGTTAAATGTGGGGCGCGGCTTTGTAATGTGTACACACTCTAAAAATATGCTGTTAACTGTGGTACTAAATGTAGTGGTACTATATATAGTGGTGTACCTTTTATGTCTGTTTTAGTCAAGTAAAGTAAACATTGGAAGTACATCTCACCCTGTGTCATCCCTCCCAACCGATAACAAATCTGTTTATGACTTATTTTATATTATGAAGTAATAGGCTGTGACCCTAGTTAACATGGTCCTGCTAGTCCACTTTGTTGATGTTTTATCAAGAATCCTTTTCTAAAAGCAGGAAGAACTCTCTGATTGTGAAATCAATCTACCATAAGTTCTTTACAATTACAAGTTTATGTTATACTTAAAAGACAGTTTGCAAAAATAATTCTTTATTCATTGCATACTCCTTTCTGATTGACGACTAATATCGTAACGATAAGCCCTCACGCAAGTGAGGGTTAGTCGTATAAAAAAAAATTTTTTTCACATGCTATGATATATTTATATAAAGGAGGCAAGATGCCAAAGCATAAGAAAAAAAAGAAAAAGAAAATGGGAAGAATGTACTAATGCCATATTCTAAATATTCCGCAAAGCAAAAAAAACTAGCAGCAGTAGCTCCACCGAGAGATAAAATTACTGGTGCTGATTTTAAAAAATTAAGAGCTGATGCAAAGAGGAAGAAAAAAAGATAAATGGCAACTTACCAAGGTAAAACAGTAACGTTAAACAAACCATCTAGAATAAGCAAAGGCGAACCTGGACATGGTAGAAAAAAGTTTAAGGTTTATGTAAACGATAATGGTAAGATAAAAAAAGTAATGTTTGGAGACCCAAACATGGAGATAAGAAAGGACAATCCTGCTGCACGTAAATCATTTAGAGCAAGACATAGATGTGCAACTGCTAAAGATAAAACGACTGCCAGGTATTGGTCCTGTAAGATGTGGTGAGACATGAAAGTAAAAGGCGTAGATGTAAGTAAGTTGACCAAGAGTCAACAAAATGCTATGAAAAAACATTCAAAGCATCATACAAAAAAACATATGCAATACATGTACAACTCTATGCGTAGAGGTAACAGCTTTTCCAAAGCACATGTCAATGCACAAAAGAAAGTAGGAAAATAATGGCAATACCTGAAAGTGCAAAAAAGTCATTACGAGCAAAAGCACAAAAGAGTAAATACACCTACGGACAATTA